CGAGAATGCTGCTGATGTCGGAAGGCTAGAAGACATTGATGGTGTTGGAGACTTAGCAAATTACTCGGCATTTATCGTGGGCAACATTATACCTAGCCTTATTGGCGGCGGTGGTGTTGGTGCTGTTGGCGGTGCTGTTGTGAAGAAGGTAGCCATTAATCAGGGTGCTAAAGCTCTGGTTAAAAAGAACGCAGAAGGTTTAGCTAAAAATGCAGCTAAGCGTCAGTATGCACAGTCGGCTGTAGGCAGAGAGGCTCTTGGAAAAGTTGGTCTTAAAGGTCAGTTAGCTGGAGCTACAGCTTTTGGCACAGCAATGGGTGCCGGAGAATCCTTTACTCGAATTTTTGATGAGACGGGTGAAGAAGCTGCCGGTCTAGCTCTTGTTACGGGTCTAGCATCCGGTGCGCTAGATGCAATGACTCCAATGCGGGTCTTGAAGCGTGTCCTTCCACAGAACATGTATGGCAAAGCTGCTGGTGAAGTAGCGGAGAATGTTTCTAAAAAGAAATCAGTTATTACTCGTGCATTAAAAGAGGCTGGCAAGGCATCCGGTACAGAAGGTGTTACCGAGATGATGCAGGAGATTGTACAGAATTCTGCACTGGAGTTTGTGCGCGGTCAGCAAGACCCTGCTATAGAAGAAGAGTTTCTTGGGCGATTGTTCGACGAAGAGAATCGATCTCAATACCTTAATGCGTTTGTAGCTGGTGCCATTGGTGGTGGAGCTATTGGTGGCGTTACTGGTGCTGTAACCAAAGACCCAGAGTCAAAGCAAAACCTAGATGAGAATGCCCTTAAAGGTGAGCCTGCCGAAGGTTCTCCTGATGCCGTTCAAGATGAAGATCAGGCTCAAGATGAAAATGAGACTGTCGAAGATAATCTACAGCCTGAAGCTACCGACGAGGGTGGCGAAAGAGTTCAAGCAGCGAGAGCTAAGGCGCTAGGTCTCCCCACTGGCAGAACAACCATTGCCCCTAAGTCTCGTGATCAGGTTCGAGAAGAAATTGACGGACTTCCAGAGCAGAGAGAGGCATCTGATCCAGCGGCACGGCAAGAAGAAGCTAGAGCCAAAGCAAGGGCGCAAGTCGATGGGCTTCCTGCCGTTCGAGAAAAGGTCAAAGAAATCTACCAGATGGAGCTGGGCACTCTAGGTGAGACAACAAGAATACCTAAAGACAAAGAGCCAGAGCCTGTAGCTGAAGAGCCTCCAGTGTTTGGTGGCAATCTGCCAGAGTCTATCACCCCAAGAATGGAAGAGCTTGTAGGTCAGGACGTTGACTACAACGGCAACAAGGGTCCAGTAGTCAAGAAGGACGATGGTTTCTATGTTGCTACGCAGGACAACGGCGACGTTCTTATTGAGAGTGGTGAGTTCCAGTCTCCAGAGCAGTTGGGCGTCATGCCTACTGGCGGCAATCTGGTCTTTGAGCAAGACGTTCAAATCGATGACAACAACAAATTTGAATTGCGCGGGAAAAAATATTCACTCACCCGAATCATCCGAGACGCTGACGGTAATCCACTGTCATTAGCAGTAAGGGATGAGAAGGGCGCCAAGAAAACCATCAGAACCCCTGAAGTAGTCGCTAGGATCAATAACCAAAAGACTCCGGTACCTGACTTTAGTCAGATCATAGTAGAGCTAGACGACCTCCCTGCCAGCATACAGAAGCAGGTGATACAGCAGTCGGACGCAGAGAGCATCCCAGAGAGCGTTCCGGCTTCTCAGGCTATAGAGATAGCTCAGTCACTACCTAACGCTGAAGCTGTGGTTGAGGGCATCCGTGAGTTAGCAACGCAGAACTTAACAATCCCTAAAGGGACTGCTGGGACTATGCCTGCCGTTCCATACACAGAGAATGTAACTCGCCCAAACATGAAGCCGCTGGCTGAGGTTATTGCCGAGATCAACGCTGCTCAGGGAGACGGTAGAACACCGATTGATCAGGGTCGCATAGACGGATTGTTTGATGCTCCTGAGGTCACCATGATGAATGGTGAGAGAGTTACCACAGCCGAAGGTGTTCAGGCTGACGAGATCAAGTCGGCGCTTGTTGATTTGCTGGGCTCAGGAATGCCTAAGCGGGTCATGAAGCACTTTAAGGGTTTTTACGTACACGCTCCTGCCCAGATGGAAAAGGAAGTGGACGGCTCATATCTGAAAAGCTCTCAGATCATCACCATGAACAGCGCAAGAGTTAACGAGCTGATTGCTGACAAAGACAATTCTGGCGACTCTGCAATTAATCTAAGATTTAATCTGGCTCATGAGATCGGACACGCCTTTGATGTAGGTACGGGGCACACAAACGGTTCTCCAGACTTCTCACTTGAAGTGGACGGGCTGGGCATGAACTCAGCTACTTATGAGCTGGGACCAGTTATTCATGAGCTGGGACAAAACTATTTGCGTGGTACAGAGCTGGGTCAGGAGTTAGCATACCCATTCGGCGGTGCGTTTGAATGGATAGCTAATTCACAGCCCGAGGCGATGGTCGCTCAAGTAGACCGCATCAAAAAAGAGGCATTCGCGCAGGCGTTTGCCATATTCCATTCGAGCCCTGAGTTACTTCAGGAGCAAGCACCAACAACGTACAAGCATCTAGAGCAGCTGCTTAGAACGCAACCAACGGAGATAAACCAAGATGGCGAAGCTGACATTCGGTCCAATGAAACTGACGGGATACCTCAAGACGTACAGGGAGAAGTTCGGGCACCTGCCGAGCGCAGAGGCGATGAAGTTCAGGAGCAAGGCGGAGCTGGAGGAGATGGCGGAAGTAGCCTTGATGCGGAACAAGCCAGTCAAGGAGTGGCAGAACCGACCCAACGTGCAGACGGGGACGGGGCTGGACGAGCTGTACAGCTAGAGCCCACAGTAAAAAGAGCTGAAGACTTTAAAAATACGGGAACCTATGACGTTACTTACTCGGATGGCACTGTGTACCAGATGGCAAGAGATGCGCTCTTCGAGCCCAGCAATCCCTACTGGAGCTTGGATGAATCAGACTACGATGCTCTTGGACTTTCGCGTCAAGACCCTAATAGAATTGTTGGCATTGGCAGCACTAGAAAGGAGGCATTGGAGTGGCTTAACAAGGCACACAGTGAACGGTTAGAGAAAGCTGAAGCGGAAGCTGTTCAGCAAGAGCTAGGCGATATCGATGATGACTATGATCCGATGGATGATCTGGCTAGCTTCGATGATGATGCATTATTCATCCAAAGAGAAGATTTATCCCCCGAGGCTCAAAATATTACAGCTTCTGGTGTCCTGTATGGTGATGAAGAGATACCTGTAACCGGAACTAGCCGCAACGGCTCGACAGTTGTAGTTGATCTAGCGAGAGCTTTCGATGCGAGAGTAAGAGAAGCGACAGGCGGTAACAACTTTGGTGAGCCTAACGACGCTAACGCCGAGGTCGTATCTGACCTTATTGCTCATGAAGCTGTTCAGGCAATGAAGACTGACGGCAATGCTGGTGAGTGGTATCAGCAGAAAGTGGCGAACGCCATGAGCCTCGCAGCTCAAGAATTTCCAGAGCTGACCACAGACCCGAATGCCAAGTTTGCATTTACGTCTATTATGGCTATCACCTCTAACGGTGCATCTGTTCCAGAAAACTCAGTCAATACATTTGAGATTTATAGAAGCTATAGAGACAGTAAGGTATTCCCAGACTTTGGTGTAGGCAAAGAAGCTCAAGCAATGAAGAGTTCATTTGCGCTGCTTAACAGGCTTATTCAGCTTGAAGGTATAGACTCTGTTAGGGAGTTCATGGATATAGATGTGACCGTAAAGAGTCTAAAAAATGATTTCGGTCTGTCAGTATCTGGAGAGCTTATGGGAACTAAGCTCAAAGGCTCAGCAATTCTTGGACCCAAAATAGGTGGCGGTTTTTACCAGAACCTTAATGGAAACTTTGATCCGTTAACTATGGATCGCTGGTTCATGCGTACATGGGGTCGCCTAACTGGCACCTTGATGGCGGATGCCGAGCGAAAACTTCCAGTGCAGCTAGCCAAGTTCAGAGAGGTTGCTTTAGGTAGTGAGTATAGAAGCAAGTTAAAGGCGGACGGGATAGACCGTGGTCAGTTAGCTAGCGACGACGAATATGCAAAGAGCTACGCAGCTAAGGTTCAGTCTGGCTATGCCAACGGTGGATTTAAAGATAAGAACACTATCAACAAAGCATCTAATACCTTCAAAAATTCTCAAGGTGAAAAGCAGGCTCCGCAGAACGGTAAGGAGAGAGAGTACATTCGCAGCGTAATGATGTTGGCGCTGGATAAGGTAAATCAGACTTCAGGTTCAGATCCTGTTAATATGGGAGCCTTACAGGCAATCATATGGTACCCAGAGAAAGACCTGTACAAACAACTAGGAGTAGGCAATGCAAAGTCAGAGCCAACAGACTATGAAACAGAATTCCAAAAAATCGTCGAAGCGCGTAGCCAGCGAGGATCGGGTCTATCTGGACCAGACGGAACTGCACAGCAATCAGGAGCAGGAAGACTGGAACGAGCAGATGGGCAAGATGACCAAGACACAGGTCAATCTACAAGCCGACCGAATCAGCAAGGCAATGCGGAATCTGACCAGCTAGACTCACCCCCGCGCCAGAAAGCCAGCAAGCCAAATGCAAAAGGTAATCCTGCCGTACTGAATGCCTACCAGCGCTTGCGTAACGGCGAGATAGACCGCCAAGAATACGACAAGACGGTACTAAGCAGCATATCCCCCTATGAGTTCGTCCCTCAGCCTGCAACGCAGGAGGAGATGTATGGGGCGCTAAATTCCAGAAAGCGGGAAAAAATAAATACCCCCATCGCAGATGGCGAGAACGTAGGTCTAAGGTTAGATATACCAGCCTATACAGATCACGGGGTATGGGTTCCTACTATTCACGGCAAGGCAACGTCACACAGAGCCACTGCCTCTATTACGGGCGCAGACTTCACGAAGACGCCTCAAGGAAAAGCTGAGAAGGTCATGGAGGGGGGTGCTAAGTCACCGTTTGCCCAGATTCGTGGCAGCTTTGTTAACAGAACTGACGAGCAAAACGCTCAACTAGCAGAGTCAGCTATCAACGACCCCGATTGGACTCAAGTTGGATTTGACCCTCGCCGCCACTCTTACTTCTATGACCGCAAGACAGGGAAGCCCGTGGTGAGTGCGGAAGAAGTAATTCAGGTCGGTCCCCTTGTTCTGGCAAAGAATGCTGACACGGGTAGCAAGCCGTCAGATGACTTCTTGTATGCTCCAACCAGAACGCCTGTTGAGATCATGTCGGAAGAAGACTTGATTGCATCGGTTCGTGCTGGATCAGATGGCAGTCAAGTAATCGACGCAGTTAAAGATAAAGATGTTAAGGCAGCGGCAGGGTTTGCAGCTTCAGGATTTAAGAAATGGTTCCAGAAAAACTTCTATTCCAGAGGTCTATTGCCTGAGACAGCGTTTGATTCAAAGATCGAGCGTGATGGTGAGTTCGGTGCTGTGGAGATGGATATCCGCCAGATGGTTGGATTGTTTGATGAGGCGGTTCAGAACAACTTCGGCGAGATAGACGCATCACAGGCTGCTGTGTTGGACAAAGCAATGCAAGTACCAGCGGTAGAAGTTATGGCTTCTAAGCTACCTAATGATATTAAGGAAGCTCTGGTAGCAATGCGTAACTACATCGACAAGATGTCAGCTGACTATGCTGAGATACTTAACTCAGATATAGAAAAGCTAAAGTCTGAGGGTAACGATGAAGCGCTAGCCAAGAGTGAGCTGTTAAGCATTGTTGTCAACAATATGGGTAAGTATGCAAACAGAAGCCACAGGGCTTTTGACGATAAGAACTGGAACAAAGAAGTCCCCGCAGAAATAATTTTGGCAGCTAGAAACTTCCTTGTAGAGCAGGGTACTACTAACCCAGATCAGGTAATCAATACCATACTCAAAGAAGGTACTGCCTTTGATGATATGTCATCGTTTATTGCCGAGTCTAAGTTAGGTGCAAAAGACCTATCCATCCTGAAGAAACAAAAGGATATAGCCCCAGAGATACGAGCACTTCTAGGTGAGTATAAGGATGCGCGAATCAACTTCGCCAAGTCTGCCACCAAGATGTCTCGCCTTATCTACAACGACAGGTTCCTTAACCAAGTCCTCAAGGACGGCAAGGGTGTATTCCTGTTTGATCAGGCAGATGCTCCGGTAGGCGCAACGAAAAAAATTGCGGAAGTCGGGTCAAAAACCATGACCCCCCTCAACGGCTTATATACATTCCCAGAGGTAGAGCAAGCATTCAGAGATGCCCTAGATAAGGAGCAGCTAGGAGGCTTGTATAAGACGGTTATCCAGATCAACGGTATGGTCAAGTACGGCAAGACTGTAATCGCGCCTACTACTATGGCTCGTAACTGGATGTCTGCATCTCTGTTTACTGTGGCAAATGGGCACTTTAACTGGTCTAAAATAGGCAAGTCGATTGATGTAACCAGTAGCTACAGAACAGGTCAAGGTGACGGCGTTGAGTACCTAAAGCGCCTAAAAAAGCTAGGTGTAGTACACGACAACCCATACGCTGGCGAGATGATAGATCTGTTGAAGGACACTAACGCAGAGCAGTGGGTATCAGGCACAGGGATGATGAAGTCATTCTTTGATAACGCTACTCGCTTCTATCAGTATGGTGATGACTTCTGGAAGATCGTTGGTTTCGAGAATGAAATCATCAACTTCATGGAGAACAAGGGCATGTCACGCGAAGAGGCTGAGATCAAATCAGCTAAGCGTATTCGTGACACATACCCCACGTACTCCCTGATTGGCGACCTGCCTCAGAAGCTAAGACGTTTCCCTCTCGCTGGCACGTTTGTTTCTTTCCCCGCAGAAATTGTTCGTACACAAGCGAACATGATCAAGTACTTACGTGAAGACCTAGCCGATCCAGATATGAGACCAGCTGCCCTCAAGCGCATGGCAGGTATAGGTATGGTTAGTGCGGGGGTGTATGCAGCTCAAGCAATGGCTATGTCAGCGTTTGGTGTTTCGGAAGAAGAGGAAGAGGCTATCAAGTTGATGGCAGCTCCTTGGGCTAAGAACTCAAACATATTGATAACAGGTAGAGATGATCAAGGTCGCTTAGAGTACTTAGACCTTACTCACCTTGACCCGTATGCATTGATGAAGCGCCCGCTAAACGCCCTGCTACGTGATCAGCCAGCGGATGATGCGGTGCTCGACGCCAGCGTTGAAATACTTAAGCCATTCTTAGGCTGGGATATATCGACCAACACCATCTTAGAGTTTATCTCAAACGAGAAAACGTCAGGTGGTCAGGTCTATAACGAGGCTGACACCTTCACTAATAAAGCTGTCGATACCTACATGCACTTTGAGAGAGGTATGGGACCAAGTGTTATACAGAACGGTCGCCGCATGGCGAGGGCTATCGGCGGAGAGATTTCTAAGAGCGGAAAAGCTTACGATGTTGGCGATGAGATGGCGGCGTTTGTAGGCTTCCGCAAGACTACCTTTGACCCTAAGACTGCACTGCACTTCAAGGCTTATGAGTTCTCGGAAGGTAAGCGTCAGTCAACTAGACTGCTGACCTCTGTGTTTAGAGACCCTAACAATGTATCGGATAGCGATATACGAGAAGCATTCGGTAGAGCTTCTACGGCTAGACGCGAGACCTTTGAAGATATGGCGGCTCTAGTTAGCGCTGCAATGAGTTCTGGCTTGAACGCAACACAGGCGATGACAATCCTCCGATCTAACGGTGTTACGAAGAAGGATGCTAGGGCTTTGATTGGCGGTGGCGCATCGGCTTGGACTATGTCTGACAGCACGCTTAAGAACTCTATCGCAAAGTCAGATGTCTTATTTGGTCAGCAGAAGAGCCAAGAGTTCAAGGACAGATGGTCTTTAATTCAGCAGCTGCTGAACGAGGAAACTGGAGTAGAGAAATGATAGCTGAGATCAGTGCAGTTGTTGGAGTACTCAAAGCCCTGAATGACGGGATCAAAACTGTTAAGGAGTCAGGCGATAACCTGCATGGTTTGACCGGACTGTTCTCTAGCCTGACTGAGAGCAAGACTGCGGTTGAAAGTATCGAAGAAGCCACCAAGGCTGGAGACCATGTCCTCACTCAGGAAGAAGCTCTGGAGTTGGCGTGGGCTAAGGATGCTATCCGGCAGCATGAAAAAGAGCTGAAGAAGATAACGCCGAAGCACGTCTGGCGTGACATGCTCATGATTCAGAACAAGTCTTTACTCGATCACAAGCACAAGCTGGAGAAGGCTAGGTTGGCGAGGCTCAAGAAGCAGCGTCAGATTGGTGATGTGGCGAAGAACATCGGCGCAACAATAGCAGTTCTGGCTATCTTTTTTGGCTCGTACTATTTGCTGGGGATGTAGATGCCTAAGCTAAGCGAAACAACAGAAGTAACGATTCCAGTAAAGAATCTGCTTGGTATTCTAGCGTTCACCACAGTCGCCACTACAGCTTACTTTAAGGTTGAGGAGCGCCTCACATCTATTGAGTATAGGGCTGACATAATGATGGTGGAGATAGAGGAGAACGATACTTGGATCGATGAATTTGAGCCTCCTAAATCTGTTCAGGATACTATCGTCAGAGTAAGAGAACTCGAGCTGAAGATTAGAGAAATAGAAGTGAAGATGGAGGCTGCAATAGGGGACAGCTAATACTTAGCGGATAAACAAATCATCCTTTGCTACGACACACAAACCGAACAGTACACAGATACAAACAACCAACATTACAAGCGCCTTATAGTCTTAATTAAAATGAGGCGCCATTATAGTTATGATCTTTTATGATCGGAAATGCTTGCTTAGCATTTAGGTCATATCATAAATGGTATATAAAAAACCCCCAGCCAAGTACAAATCGGTCTGGGGGTGAGGGTAGGCTCGCAACGACTTTTAACGAGCCTAAAAGCTGTATTGGCTAAGTCATTCTTCTGGATCAAACGCAAAATATTCATCAAACCCCTGCATAATGTACTGCTCTATGCACTGCTTGATTGTCGCCTCGTTAGGTGTATCAGTGTGCTTATGTGCCCTGTCGTACCCTGCCTCTGTACCTTGCTCAACTATAGTCTCTATCAGGGAGTACATCTTAATTTTCATCACGCTTCTCCGGTGCTAGAAGATTATGCAGAGCAGTACGGTGATGCCTAGCCAAGTGACAACATGCACATTGGTTAGGTGATAGTTGCCTGCGTTGAGCCAAGTGCTCATGGTCCCGCCAATCTCTTTCAGATCTCTCTCAGCTTCCTTGATTGCTTCATCGGCAAAATGGTTAGCTTGTTTAATTTTATCCTTAATGCTGTGCATTGTTTTCTCCTCAATATCACCAGTGTCATAAAAATATGAAATTCTGGAAAAAGACGAGCTGTAGGTCTCTTAAGTTATTGATTTGATTGCATAAAAACATAGCGCTGTTGCTTCGTAAGCAATTGGTCGGAGGTTCAAGTCCTCTTTCCGGCACCATTTTTCTATATAAATCAATCGCTTATGCGACCCGCCTCTCTCCATTATTTCTTCATATTGTGGCTTTTTTAAAAAACCATTACTTCTTCACTATTTATTCATGCTTGACGGTCACAAAATACCTTCGATGTTAGACGATGCAGCCTGTCTCTGAGCCTGATTTAGGTGGGCGTATCGCTGCAAACTAACACGATCTTTCCACCCCCCAAGCTCCATCAAAACCATCTCACTTGTTCCGTTCTCAATGTGCCAGCTAGCAAATGTATGACGCATTGTGTGGAAGGTTACCCCTGCTGGTAAGCCAGCTTCACGACACGCCTTCTTATAGGTTTTGTTATTGATCTCACTCAACACATTGCCTATCTTGCTGCCACCACCTACTTGCTGAACAAACACATGATCTATCCCGTTACTGAGATACATATGCTTTTCAACGAGGGCGTCATTCAGAGCTTTGCGACGTTCCAGTACTTTCTGAGCATCTCTGTTCAGAGGTATAAGAATGTCTTCGCCCATCTTGGCATCCTCACCAGAAACATTTAGAGCAGAAAAGTCTGGCTCTATTTGATCCCACTTAAGGAGCCTCACGTTAGAAGATCGCAGTCCAGTCGAGACTGCAAACCTAACCATGTCCGCTCTCAAATCATCCAAGGTATTAATCAGACTCAGAACCTGCTCAGGCTTCAGAAAGAGTTTGCTCTTTGCCTCTGGGTACACAGACAACTTAGGGACTCGATTAACATGCTCTTTGGAGTGAGCGTAATTAAGGATGCTCCGGAAAGTTATGATGTGCTTATTAACCCAGCTGTTGCTGACTCGTTGACCAATTCTCCTTTTGGATGGTTGTTTCCGCAGGTTCTCTATAAAGTTATCGATAAGAGCGATCTTCTCGAATGCCTTTATCGGTTTAGAGCCAAACACCTTAACAAGGTTGTTAGCTACTAGAACCGTGGTCCTCTGTTTCTCGTCATTGTGTGCGCTTGGCTGTGCCAGATAACGCTCAGTTATTTCTTTAAAAGTTAGCTTCATATTCAATCTCCGTGAAGAGACCTACAGCGCTGGCACATTACCATGCTGAGATCCCTAAAAAAAGGTCTGTTGCGAGGGACAGGTAGACCAAGCCTGCTTTAATAGGCGTGAGGAGGAGACGCCATACCCTCTAGGGGGAAACTAGTGAGACTTACTTGCCGGATCACCTTCAACATAAGGCTCGGGCAGAAGTTTTATTGCTTCGTTAAAGTCCAGCTCGGCGCCTTTCCTAGCAGCACTAATCAATGCGCCCAACAAGCCGATGGCTTGATTTACCTGTTGCGATGAGCCTAGCTTCTCTTTGCAGGTATCGCTCAGGTCATCAATCAAGTAAGGGGTGTTATCGATATTAATTATTTGAGGTTCGTCGCTCATTTCTTTTTCCTCGCGTCATCACGCACTATTTGATATTTTCTTGGTCCACCGATGAGCAGCTTGGCTTGAGGGAACATCATCGGGGTCTCAGATGGTGACCCGCTTCTGCCGCACTCGGGGCACTTCAGGTTTGGTTTAGTAAAGTAGGGTTGAACTCCTGTCATCTCGACAAACACTGCATCAGTAAGCTGGAGACCTTGACCTCCAGCTGTAAGAACATGCTCCTGATGTCCTGATCGTTTGGTGTGTACGTTCAGGTGTGTTTCGTGCCTGCCTTCCAAGTCAACTACCCCGCGAACAAATACTCGATGGTCAAAAGTCCCTTCGAGGTCTTCTGGGTCAAGGCTTTCACCGCCATAAAAAACGGTTCCAGCTGATCGGGATATTCTTAGAGGCATGATTGAGTCCTAAAAAGGTAGGTCATCGTCTTCCAGAAGGAAGTCGTCAGCTGGTGGCTTGGCGCCTTGCGATGGCGAGTTATTAGCATTGGGGTTCGGCTTTGGAATCCAGTAGTCAACATTCAACTGCTGAAGGTTTCCGTCATCGCCCATCTGCTCACAGACCTTGATGTTGTATCGGAAGTCATTGCCGTTATTAAGGTCTAAGGCAGCTTGAAGGTCGTGTACCAGTTCTTTGCTAATCTTAATGAAGCCGTCAAACTTTGGGACGTTAGCCTTGGTAGCCCATTCGTACTGCTTGAGGCGGTTCCACTCTTCAATGCGCTTTTCTTTAGGCATTGGGTACAGACGCCCTTTGCCTGCTTTAAGGGATTCAAATGCGGTTGGTGTCTTGTTCATTATTGCTCTCCATGATGGATTTGTACTTGCATTGCGCCTGTTGTTCTTCTGAAAGAATCAAGAGACTCGTCTTTGTTTAACACCTCATCTTCACCGCCGAGAAATTCAAACGCTTTGCGGTAGTCGATGGGTGGGTTCTTCATAATTACCTTGACGGTAGTCTTGCCATTGCTGACAGATGACTTGTACCGCTCGGCAATATCTTTTTTCAGGGACTCGCTGGTCTTGCCCAGCACGTCCAAGGTTTCTAGGTCGTCACCAATACGTGACCTGATAACTGCAATCCTGTTCTGCATTGCAGTCAGCCGGTTCAGCTCCTCATCGGTCTTAATAATCTCGGGAGCGTCAACCTCAATTGTTTTAACGTGATCAGCGCGGGCAACTTCATCCCTGTGCTGCTCTTGAATCCAGTTGTACCAGCATCGGTACAGATCAAGACGGGAGATAGTTCCCTTCTCAGGCTGCGGCAAATACTTGCGGCTCAGCAGTTCAGTCAGGAAGTCTTCTTTACGGTGGACTCTTTCTAGGGTGTACTGTGGCTCGGCTGTTTCGTTCTTCGCCAAGTAACAAATAAAATCACACCACTCTGCATCCAGCACTTCCATCTGCATGTAGACCTGCATCAGGTACATGCTGCGCTTGGGGGAAAAGATAGAGTAAGGCGTCTTAGTGTACTGAGGGAAGGGGCACTTGATCTCTACGCACCCCTCCAAACCCACGAGCCCGTCGGGGCTTGCAGCGATGAAGTCGTACTTAGGGTGAATCACAAGACCCGTCTCTTCGACAGTGTAGCCTTGCAGGTCTTCCAAAAAGATTCGAGCGTGGTCTTCCATCATCTGCCCGTGGGCAACAGCAGGAACCATTTTAAATTCTGACTCAGCACCAGCCAGTGCTCTAACCTCTTGGCGAACCAAGTCGGCTGGCTTCATGTATGGGTGCTTGCCTTCTAGTGCAGCGCAGACAGATGCCTTGATCTTACCGGCTCGTGCCGCGTGCCATTCGGGTGATCCTTGAGCAGCTAAACTCATTTGCTAGCCCTCCACCCTTTGTCCTTACAGAGCTTTTCCCAGTTACCAGTGGTATCTGTTAAGCCTCGATTAGTTAGACCACGTTTAAACTTGTCGTAAAGCTTTGTGGCTTCACTCAGGGTCTTAGCTTCACCAAACTTCAGGTGATCCCAGATGGCTATTACTTTTTCAAGCTCTGCATCAGCATCATTTGTTTCTGAAGGTGTACTTTGCTCAGTGTTAGAAACACTTTCTTCAATATCTCTTACCTGAGAGCTAAGCCACATGGTGTAGCCCAGACCAAACTCACCCATAGCCTTAACACGACACCGCTGTTTAGCAGTATTGATGTCTGTAGCAGAGGGGGAGTCAATTGCTTTGCCCGATCTATGAACAGGAAGGTAGGTGATGTTGGTCTGCCCGCCGATAGTCATTCGGCAACGTACCTCAGCAGAACCGTCATTAAAGTAATGACATTCTCTGCCTTCTGGGTCTTCGGTGAATTCCCAGTGGTACTCGGGGAAGGTGCCCATCATTATTTCATGGGCTTTCATCCAAGGCAGATAGGTTAGGACTTGATCGCCCAGTACCTCTGTCTCGGTGCAGAATGGTGCTACGTCTATATCAGATAAGGTCGCCCAGATGTGAGCGCGTGTAAGCGTATCCATGTAATGTCTCCGTTAGTTCCAGAGACATCATAGCACCGTGTAGATTTATTTCAACACTTTCAGATTATTATTTGCAGATCTAAGTTTTTTGTTGGCGCTGGCAATCGTTTTGATTGCTTCGCTATACTTTTCCTCGTAACCCTCAAAGCAGCAACCTACTTCTGGGAAACTTAGTACAAACGCTCTTAATTCCTCGCAGCTTATTCGCTCACTGTCAGGTACAACTTTATCCACTTAACTCTCCTTGTTAATGTAAGCCAATAGTTGCAAATTATCATTTTGTAACAGCAGGCGCATCTGTTTTTTTACTTAACACTTCCACCATACTTGCCAGCCCTTCGCGCTTTTCAGTGTCCAAATACACCAAGCACATATGAGCAAACTGCTCTGGTGTAAGGGTAAAAGCTGTTTTTTCGTCGAATTGTTTTACGTAAATGATGGCTTCAGTCATAGATTCTGATACCTGTGATTCACCTCGTGATTCCAAGGTTACCCAAAGATATAAGTCAATGTGGTAAAGGTCGCACAGTTCAACTATACGCTCCCCGTCCGATGGCAGGCTACCCCTTATCCACGCTTGCGCGGACGCAGGACTGCAACCCGTCTCTTTAACTATCGCCGCCCCTCTGCCCCAGTCTGGCACCCCTGCCTTGTCTAGAGCTGTTTTAAATATATCCGCCCGTTTCTGTTTTTTAGTTTTATCGTCCATGTTGTTTCTCCTCACCACCGATCTTCCATATTTTAAATCATGAAACAAGACGCAAGAGTAAATAAATTTGCCAAAACAATACTCGCAGATTATTATCCCTGCTCAAATGAATATTACATGGAGCCGTCTCACGAATGATTTTTCGTCCTGCCAACTTAAAGCAAGACCATTACACCCGTATTCCAAACTTACTCCTTCGAGGCGGGATCTCCGCCAGCGAATACAGAAATGACGGGCTGAGCCCAGAATCTCTAGGTGTTCTCGTCTACCTTCTCAGTCATGTCGATGACTGGCAAATAACTAACAACCAACTCTGCACCGTCTTCGGTGTCGGTAATGTGAAAATGACGCGCATTACTGATGAGCTAGAGGAGGCTGAATACATCCGCAGAGAAATTATCCGAAACGAAAGTGGTCATGTCGTCCGGTGGGACTGGCTGGTTACTGACGTTAGGGGTCGTTTTCCACTAGATCATCAAAACCCAGATCAAGCTAACCCAGATCAAGTAAACCCAGATCAGGGTAATCAGACCCAAAGAACAAATATTATTACTAACGAACATCAGAAAGAACAAACATGCTGGCGGTCTGATCTCCTTAACGGTAATCCGGAGGGTATTTCTTCTAAGCCATGGACTACTTGGTGGGAGTACAAGCTAGAAAAGCGTAAAGGCAGAAAGCCTGCGGCAAAGATGCTCAGCTCTCAAACCGAGGACTTCAAGGTAATGAAGCGCCAAGGCTTCGATATCGCAGGGGTTGTGGATTTTGCGATCAGCCGAGGCTGGGAAAGAATCGGCAGCCCTGACTGGGCAGCGCTCAAGTGCTTCAAAGGTCATGAAAGAAAGAATGATCTGTTGGGAGCTGTCAAATGATGGACGTTAAAACGCTAGCCCAGCATCTAGCCCCGCATGCTGCTGGTATCTGTCACGAACTATACCCCGACGGTCGGGTGGAATCAGGGTGCTACAAGATTGGATCAATACAGGGTGAGAAGGGCAGGAGTATGTCTGTCTATCTTAACGGCGACCAGTGCGGTAAGTGGATGGACTTTAGTACTGGTGAGGGAGGCGACCTGCTAGACCTCATCATGTATAGCCAAGGTCTTACCCTAGTCAATGCAATGGATTGGGCAAAGAAGCGCTACGGTATCCGCGACAACACCCCCGCCAAAAAAGTTGCTCCGGCGGAAAAAAAGAACTACACCAAACCTCAACCCCCAGCTCGCAATGAAAGCTCTAATCTCCACGGGTACATGGAGAAGAGAGGGTTCAAAGATGTAGGGGAGGTATGCTTCCGCTGGAAGATATATGAGACCGATGCAAGGGGTGGTCAAGATGTCGTGTTCCCCTTCTTCGACACTGAGGGCAAAGAGACATTCCTTAAGACCAAGCCGATCAACCATGACGGTAACCCTTCTACCCAGAAAGACCTCAAGCCAATCCTGTTCGGCTGGCAAGCCATGCCCGACGATGCACGAAAGGTCTGGATTACTGAGGGCGAGTGGGATGCCATCGCTTGTGGTGAGTTAGGGTTCCCAGCCTTATCGGTGCCAATGGGCGGGGGTAAGGGTGCCAAGCAGACCAAGTGGATCGCCCATGAATACGAGAACCTCGCACGCTTTGAGGAGATATTGATTGCCACCGACATGGATGAGCAAGGGGAGCTTGCCGCCGCAGAAATTATGTCGAGGCTGGGTGACCGCTGCTACAGGGTGAACCTGCCGACCAAGGACATCAACGAGCTGCTGCAAAAGGAAGGCTACGAGCAGGCACGCTGGATGCTGGAGTGCGCCTATCAAGAGGCACGCTGGAAAGACCCAGAGACTTTGCGCTCTGTATTGGACTTTGAAGCGGACATCGATGACTTCTTTGAGAACAAGATGGACGACACACAGGGCTTCGGTTCTGGCTGGGCGAAGCTGGACGAAGAGGATATCAAGTTCAGACCCAATGAGTTGTGGGGTGTTTGCGGTATCAACGGTCACGGCAAAAGCATGTGGCTCAACCAGCTGTCACTCAATGCTGTAGAGCAGGATCAAAAGGTGCTGATTGCATCGATGGAGATGACGCCCAAGGCAACCATGGGACGAATGGTTCGACAGGCTGCT